GGCCCGCATCAGTGACAGTAAAAGAGACGACTAGCTTTAAATCTTGGACTCTTGCATCCGTGTGTGTTATCCCTTTTGCATATTGATTGAAATTTTGCAATGTCACCGGTTCGTTTGGATGATCATCCGTTACCGGCTTTGCTTGTGCGGATTGAATCGTTTTGTCAGAAAAGATTTCCTCCGGCAACTTTGCTTCCATCTGAACCGTTCCATCACTTCTCATATAGGGAAAGACACCGGGACGAGTGATAGGTGCTGTGACGGTTAGGTATCCCTCTTGTGTCTCGTCAAAATCCTGTATGAATGTTTTATCATACCTTTGGAGCTTCACACGTTATCACCTCCTCTCGTGCATAATAAAAAGCACTATCCGTAATGGAAGTGCTAATCATCAAACACCGGAATAGCCACACATCTGCACCTAAACGGAGTACCAGGTAGCCCTTCTGCAGGTGGATCACTGTAGGGAAATACTTTTCCATCCAATGCTCTATGTGCCGGTCTTACACGTTCATCGTGTGATGTAGACCATCTAAATTTTTCAACACCCATTTCTTGATGTCTTTTGGCAGTCATTTGACCAAATATGGACCCAGTTTGATCAACCGCTATGAACTTGGCACGATTTTGTGTCATTCCAATACGTTCTACAAGCTGATCCCGAATAGATTTAATGCTTTGGCCATTTTTTACACCTTGATAGATGATAGCTTCGATTTTAGGGAAAAACTCATCTCGAATTGTGCTGATATAGCTCACATTTTCCGTTATGGATGATCTCATGTATTCATCAAGCCATGGTTCATATTGAGTCGGATCAATACCTTTGATCTTTCCTTGATTTCTAGCGATGTTTTCGCTGTATTGATTTAACGAATTCAAGAAACGAGTAGCAATTTCTTTTACGGTACTTGATGCAAATATTCCAAGAGACAATGCTTTGATCAAATCGATAGCCTGCTGAATAACATCAAGTGGACCATCTGTTTTATAAAAGGCACTGTCATTCCGCTGATACAATTTGATCTGCTCTTTAATCTGTTCATCGAACACACGCAAAGTAAGCCTTCCTAGCTCGTCTACAAGGCGTTTTATCTCTCGGTAATAGGAAACAGCCACCGCATCTGGAAAACGCGTAGGAGGGGCTTTTCTAGCCATTTTTGCCACGTTCCTTCCATGCTTGATAAACCTCTTTAGCCATTCTCTCTAAATCCGCTTCATCGCCACTGAATTTTAAAGCATTTGTTAACCCAAACTGACCGAAACGAGTTTCCCTTACTTCATCAACAGTGAGAATTCCGTTGGTAACATAAATCTGATCTGTTTCGGCTATTAACTTGCGAATCTCGGCATCTGTTTTGGCATCTACTTGCCACAAAGGATTGAATTTAATCTTCCAGTCAACCTTTTCTGGATCCAGTTTTCCAAATTCCTCTGATTGAAGCAGTAAACGAATCAATCTTTCCAAATTCGGGCGCATCTCGTTTTCTTGCATGGCAGCAATGCGAGAATAATAGTTCATCACATCGTATTGAGCGCCTGTGATGGTCCCTGCTTCTTGCCCTTTTATGACTGTTTTCGGCATTCGGACGGCGCCGGAAAGGTAATCCCAAACATAATCAAGGAGATCCTTAATCCCTGTTGTATTGGTTGTTTCTTTGGTCAGTTCCTCATCTTTGCCAATGACAGCAAGGGCTTCCGTTCGGAACATGTAATCCATAAGCATGCCTAATTCGTATTTGTCTTGAGCATCCATATCCACGATACTGTCTGATTTATAGACTTTAAACGCAAAGTCATATAGGATCTGCCCCACAGACCACAAGGAAGTGTCCAAAACAGTGATGATGTCGTATAGTGACTCAAGCAATGGCTGGCCTCGGTATTCATCTTCCAATCTCCGTGTCTGATCATGGATAAGACGTGAAGCATGGACATTATCTTGAGATATTCCCGCAATTTGTTGCCCAATTCTTGATCTCCTATTTACTTGAAAAAACTCAACTTGCCCATAGTTCGGGCTAAACATGTCCTCATTCAGTATGAATTCATTCACCTTATTTCCGCTAAAAGGATGAATGTAATCCACTCTTTTTAATGTCTTTGGATCCAATAGATCTGATAATTCGAATGGTACTGATTGTGTCACCCCTAGCGAAATAAAGCCATCACCATACAAACGTTCATAAGAACGCGCCTTTTTAAAAGCGTCTTTGACTTTCAAATCCCGAAGTTTGCTCATAATGTTGTTTTTTAGCGATTCATCTTCCATAACGAGATCAAAACCGCTTCTGGTCATATCTTCTGCAGGAATGTCGATGATATTTTGGACAATACTATTCGTTGCATATAAGTCGGTTAACTCCTGTGTAGTTAGTCTCCGTCTTAGCCCCGGCCGTTGCCTTACAAGAGCATCCTTGCTATAGCCTTTCCCATGCCCTTGCATGAAATCCATCCGCAGGACTTTTGCTTTTTCCACGGTTTTCATTTCATCACCACCTATCTACGTCGGCTTAGCATCTTCCTATATCGATCAAGAGGATTTTCTTTAACTGTCTGCATTTTATTCAGCGCTTGTGTCATGGCATCTACCATGTCGTCGTGTTTTCCATTTGGAAAAGCTGCAGCTTCTTCTAACAAATCATTTACCCAAGGACATTGGTTAGGATGGGGTAAATACACATTTCCCGCTTCGACCAAAGGAGATACGGCATTTGCTCTCGCTTCTTTTCCTCCATCTGGTTCCACGGGGATAATACCGCTTATCTCATGTTGCAAAGTTTGAATAACTGCAGGACCATTTGCTTTATCCTCAATGTATTTCGCTCTCGTATCCGGCCATTTAGCCGTCATATGTTTAATCGCTTTAATCGTATCAGGGAAACTTAAACGGTCGTGCGTTTGATCAAGAAGAAAGAAATCAGCCTTTTTCTTTGCCCATACCTGACCAGCAACATAGTCACTGGTATCACTATCCTTGAATGTACAGTCCCAACTTTGAGCCTGCTTATCAAACAGCTTCGGAAGGACTATCACATCATCACTCAAACCCCACTCACGCTTTTTAGCAGGATCCGTAACATAAAATTTGAACCATTCTTTTTTAAATACGTTACCGCCTGCAGGCGAAGGCCGTTGTTGAAACAAAGCCGCCCATGTACGCGATCCAACTTCTCTTTTCTTGTCCTCAGCCCATTGTTCATCAAAGCCAAGTTCAGGGCATAAGGCTTCACCGATTTCACGACCAAGAAGATCGTCTTCGTCTTCTGCAATGGCAGGGAGCCTTAATCTTTCCCACTTTCTTGGACTTCTCACTAACAATCGGCCGATAAGATCATCCTCATGCCAACGAGTCATGATAACGATAACAGATGCGCCATCGTGTAGACGAGTTGATAAAGTCGCTTCCCATTCATCCCAAATATTTTCCCTGATGGTTTCAGACGACGCTTCTTTCATGTTCTTGATTGGGTCATCTATGATCATCAAGTCAGCACCTTGACCAGTGATAGAACCACCAATACCAGTGGAAATCATTCCGCCGCTATGACCTTCAACTCCCCAATCTTTAGTTGCAGCATTGGATTCTGATACTTTAAGACCGAATAATTCAGGAGCAAACTCATTAAATTTATTCCGGTTCAATCGACCGAATTTAGTGGCCAATCCATCCGAATAAGCAGCAGTGATAACACGCTTGTCAGGATTTTTGCCAATAAAAAAAGACGGGAACGTTTCAGTCACCGTCATTGACTTACCATGTCGAGGTGGCATTTCGATCATGATAAAGTGCTGTTCACCATCGGCTATAGGTTGTAGGTACTCACATATCAGTTCGGTATGTCTGAAATGAGTGTAATGGCCATGATGAACGTATTCAACATAGTCCCTATAGGAACGGCGTGCTAATTCCTGTTTTGCTAATCTGGCTATCAGTTTTCGCTGTTCATTCGTCAGAGTTGGCAAGTTTCCTCAACTCCTCAGTTGTAAGACCGGATAATTTAAGAATTTCTTGATTTGCTCCTTCAAGTTGATTTTTCGTTTCAGATTTAACTTTCTCAATCTCTGCTTTTGTTTTTTCGATATTCAACCTCATGTGTTCGAGTTTTACACGTCTTTCGTCATCTTCATGAGCCAATTCGTTGAATTGCTTGATCAGGCTTCGCAACTCACTCATTGCCCTGGATTGAGCATTAAGAAAAGTTGCGTGCTTATCCCATGCAAATTGGACCTCATATTCCTTTTCGCTGACTTCCATGTTTTCAGTTAGTGTGTTCTTCTCTTTTCTTAGCTCTTTGGTCAAGTCGTCTTGATCGGAAACGAACATAATTTGTTGTGCTCGAATGATAGCAGCATACTGAATCATGATTTGGTCATATAACAGATCAGCAGGCGATTTCTCTTCTAACATTCCCATGATCTCAAGAGTTTCTTCTGGAATGTATTTAGAGAAGAAGCCGTGCTTCAATGCGTTTTGGTTGCCTTTTGGAGCTGCACCGCCTTTATTTCCCTTTGCATTTATATTTCCGATAGGTGCGCCCCTTTTATTTTTTGTGTGCACACCTTTTTCTTTGTGTGCACCCTTTTCACGCGTCCAACCGTAACGCTTTTTCCATGACTTGACCGTATTTAAAGACACGCCATATTTTGCAGCAATGTCCTTGTATTTCATGCCTTTGACATAATCTTTTTCAGCTTGAATATATTTTTCCGTCACCTGCTACATCACCTGCCACCTCCGACATTTGTGTTTGTTTTGGAACAAAAGAAAAAGCACCCTATTACAGAGTGCTTTTAAATGCATTATCAATAAATTGATTTAATTCAGTCATACTTTGTTTTAAATCCTCATACGCACTATATAACCATGAGGTATTTCGGTCTTTTTTAGTGATAACTTGCTTTAGCTGAACTTTAAAATGTTCATATCTCTTGAAGAAATCATCAAATTCATAATGTTGAATTTCCTGGTGAGAATAATAAAATGTTTTAGCCGCCAAATAACTTTGAAATGACAAGTTCAAATAATTTAACGAGATATGATATTTCATATCACCTTCATAATTTGAAATTGCTTCATACGCGTCACGAGCGTCAGAATAAGCAGTTTGCAATAATTCTCGGATATAAAAAACATCAAATTTCCTATCATCATGGTTTTTAAATTGTTCATTCATACTAACAACCTCCTTTCACCCTGTAATTCGACAAAAGGAGATATTTTCCTGCAAAGCACATCGAAGATTGCAATTTATTCATGAGCTTGTTCGATATGACTAATTCTTAATTCTTCATTAGGACTTTTCATAATTTCACTGACATAAAAATTAATAACTTTTTTATCAGTGACTTCCACATATTTAACTTTAAACGGTTTTCCCTCTAATGTTATCACATCAGCATTCACCATTAATTCTAAAGTTTGATAATCAACATCTATCTCATGAATGCTTATTCCTCCATTAACAAACTCATAAATTGCATTCGCCTTAAATATTTCATACACTATCATCCTCTCCCTTCGTCACCACACTTCGACAAAAGGAGACTATTTTCCTACAACTTTAGTTCGATAAATATCGACAAAAAGCGACTGCCACGGTATAGGAGCATTTGCTCAATGTGACAATCGCTTTCAGGAACTGTTTGCACAACTTGGTGCATCAGCTGCCCTTGCGCACCGTAAGGTTGCGACCCTACACGGTACGACTTACTTGGGCTAGTAAATAACCTTGGGGAGAACTCCTCCTCCCCGTCCTGCCTTCCATGATACAATCACCGAAATCATGAAATCAATTTTGTTTCGTTTGTGCCCTTTGTGCCATTCGTGCCATTTGGAACATTTGCTAACTTCTCAACAATCGAATCTCTGATTCTTCTAATATGAGAGAAGGATAATCCCATATGATGACCTATCCAACGATAACTTTTCCCATCAAGTAGCCAGTTAAGTACCTCAAATTCACGTTCATCTTGAATGACGTGGATGCGATCTTGAATCATTTTTACTTTCCGTTCATATTGCTCAATCTTTCTCCAACGTTTTTCACGTCTCAATAGTTCTCTATAAACAGGATCGCTTGTCGTCCCTTTTGGTTTTGGAAGAGCCGATTCATCCCCATATTGTGCGGTCAATCTTTCTTCTCCTGCTTCTTGCAGGGATTTTCGCATAATCTTAATCGAATTGATCATCCAGTGGTAATCTTTTAAAATCTGCTCAATCTCTTTTCTTGTCATCTTTCTTCACTCTCCCTGCAATGAATCCATTTCTATAAACACATCTGACGAAAGGACAAACCTGTTTATTGATCATCCAGACGCAGCCTTTGCAACGGATTTCATCAACTTTGACTTTCATCTCACATTCCTCCATGCTCCGCCTTTTCCCCGCCGATATACGGGCATATTTACATTCATAAGGTCTTCTATCTCACGCCTTGTAAAATGCTCTGATTTGCCCTTTCTCGGCTTCATATGGCGGTCTTTTTTCGATGATTTAGTCATGCTCTCAACTCCTTTTCTGCAAACAAAAAAGGACACCAAACAACGCTTAATGCGTCATTCAGTGTCCTCCAGTGGGCTGGTAGAACGTCCATTCTTTTTTATTGCTTTTTTGATTCTCCTTTTACTCATCCAGTCTTTCTTCCATCTTTGAAATTGTAATATCCATGGATAAGCATACTTTTTTTCATATGGAAGCCCTAAAGATTTTCTCGTTTTATTAAAAGCAATATATACATAGTCAAGTAGTTTTCTATCATTTTCGAAATATGAAAAATGCTTATTGTATTTCCAACTATCATATGACATTTCATAATATGAATAAATTATTTTTTCAAGCTTGGGATCAAATAATTCAGGCTTATCTTTAAGAATTCGTATTAGTTTATCAATATCATCATCATCAAGTCCTTCAAATCCCATACCAGGTTCAACCTTCGATTCAATTATTTTTAGAATAGGAATATAAAGTTCTGTTAGTACTCTTTCAGTATATTTAGATGATGCAGTTCTTTTTTCTTTCCAATAGCCAAATAAATTAGTCGTTGCTGAAGTTATGACAGCAGTAAAAAATATAGTAATAAATTGGGACCACCCCATTAAAACTCTTCCCCCTCATCAAACACCACCGTACACCTAAACTAATTCTTCTAAATCTTCAATGTCTACAAACCCAAACCTATTATTGTCCAAAAATTTCACTTTGGCCCTAAGGCCTGATCTAGAATCCTCAGTAAACTTCACTATTTGAACATGGCGATCACGATGTTTTAATTTCAGTTTGTTATGTGGTTTTACTACTAATTCATCACCTATATTGATAATAAATTCAGATAGTAAATTTCCGTTGTAGGTCTTTTTCACTTTAATTTTTTCAGATCCATTAGCAGATTTCACTTGCTTAATTTGACAAAGAAACATTTATTCTCCCTCCTAAAATTCTTCCCCCTCGTCGAACTTAACCCGTTTCACCTTTCCCTGATGTGTAATGATTTTTGTCTCGCCATGCGGAGGCAATTCTGTTAACTTCGCCTTCCCATCACATACCACAATGGCAAAGCTACCTTTTTGTTCCATTATATCAACTTCTAGTCTCATAGTACTAGGATCAATTTCCAGTTCTTTTAATCTCATCCGAATCCCTCCCGATGTGATAAAATAGTGATGGAACAATTACTTTTTCGCCGGGAGAGATCCTGGCGTTTTTTTATTTGATCTCCTTCAACTGATCTTTATCACTCATTCCTCTCCCTCCACTTCCTCATGCTGGACATAGTAGCCGCAGCAGATTTTGATGATCGGCTTTTCGCTCCAAGCCTCCCATCCGCAATCGGGGCAATAGGATATGATCATTCAATGTTCACCCCTACCGATTTCAGCGCCACCAAACAAATGGCAAGTTCAGCAGTTCCAGCATAGGCTTCATAATTATCACCAAAAGGTTGTCTATCTATTTCAGCTAGATATTTCATATCTGTAGGAGGATCGCCAGCTTGTGGTATTACTGCGATTTTCAATTTTTCCACCACTTGCCAAGCGTCTCGAATATCCGTTGAAGGATTGAATTTATCAACGTCAATGACAATAAAGCTGTTGTTGAACTTATCTTGAATATCCGTCATCCATTCATCAGTGATATAGCAATCATCTTCGAAATATTTTCTTAACTTCCACCCCATCACTTTTTCAGCAACAAGCCGATCAATCTCCCGCAGATTCATTCCGTTCCCTCCCGTTTCCGAAAAAATCCAAGAAATGCCGTCTGATCTCCCAAGCTCGTTTTTCTCCGATGCCCTCAATTTCTTCAAGGCTTCCGAGCCACTTCATGACCTGCTCAATATCTTGCTCCTTTTGCTGCTTGGATCCGGCATAAAAACCACGGTTCCATGACTCCATTAGTTTTGGATTTAAGGGAGAAGAAGCTTTCGCCCTCTCCCGTTTGATTTTTCGAAGTGCTTTACCCATTGGATTCACCTACTAAATATTTTCGAGTTATATCAGCAATCATCATGGCGAAATTGGCTACATCAGCAGATTCCTCGATAATATTTTCTACTGGTTCCCCTTCCACCCAGGAATTAACAGCCTTTAATAATTCTCCTGTTTCTTCTTGGAGTCTATAAATCAACTCATAGATTCCACATCCATCCCATCCGCCTTTATGATCGCTTTCTTTCAGCTTCAACTCCATTTGTTCAGCAAACCATCGCACTTGTTCTCTTACTTCCATTCCCTCACCCCTCTTTCATTGAGTTACAACCATTCGCCACATATTAGGCATTGATCGTGGTCGGGCTCATATCTCCATTCTTCGCCAGAAATAGGTGCCCATACTGTATTGACGATTGGATGATGACAATTTTTCTTAAACTGTTCTAAACGACTTAAATGGCTACCCATTTTATATTTGCATTTAGGACACATCAACCATTCATAAGCCAGTACACCTATTGCGCCGCTATAAACATCTCTATATTTGTAATAAACATCGCCTTTTTTGAAGTTACATCCGCAACTGAAGCATTTCCTTTTTAATTTTCTTGAAGCAACTTTTCGCTTCATTGGATCACCCTCTCACCTTTGTTTACTTTTTTCCTTTCTCTTTTTTTCCGTTGGTTGTAAGTGTTTTGACATGTGCTTACTTTTCGTCCGGGTTTAGGAGGACAAAACTTCTGGTGACCATGTGTTTTGATAAATTCTTTACCGCATTCCAAACAAATGCCCTTTTCTATTTCCTTTTTCAAAGTAATGAAAGGGATGAATTCTTTCGGTATCGTAAGCGAGCCGTCCTCATTTTTGTATTTGTCGATCAATTCTTCTAAATCCATTCCCTCACCCTCTTACTTTCGGGATCACTTCTCCGCCCAACTTCCGGCAATCAAATCCAACACGACTCGAACATCTTTTGTAATGAGAACAGAAAGTACGGCAAGCATACTCTCTATCCTCTTTCACCATCCATCTAGGACGATCGTCGATGATGAAGACGTTTTGCATTTAACTCCCCACCTTCTGTTTCTTTGCTTCTTTTCGCAATTTCTTGAGCTTGTCCAACTCAATCCATCCACCATACTTTTTGACGTATGTGACAAGAGATAGTTTGTGCGGATATTTCTTCTCAAACAGCTTTCTCTTAATCTTGAAAGCTTCCGTTTCCATTCCTTTCACATCTATAACCTCAATTGATCCGTCCAGGTGGTGAACTTCGAAATCTGCGATATACTCAATTTTTCGAAATGTTTTACCGTTCTTTCGGAATGCTTCTTGAAGCAAATAGCGTGGCTGCAATCGGAAGAATAAAATTTGATTATGCTCTTGCAACCATTTAAGCTGTTCGTAATATCGGGCTTCAATTTTGCTATCAAATACATGTCCATCGATTTCAACTTTTTTCGAACCGTATTTCGTCTTCTGTTGACTCATGTTGTTGCTCCTTCCATTGTTTTGCTCTATTTTGCTTTATTCTTTTCCAACAACCTCAAAAGTCAGAGTTTTAAATTCAAATTTGGAGTATCGGATAATTTCATAGATTTTATTAAAGTAGCTTTTCAGATTCAGGTTCCCCTCAATTTCTTTGGCTTGGGCACTATCTTCTACAAGAACTAGGCCCCTTACGTCCTTGCCAGTGTCGTACCATCTGCCAGTTGGGGCTGTAGCCACGGAATCATCTGTGAATCCTGCTAGATACTTGTCGTCAACTTTGATTTTGTATATGTTCATCAATAGCCCACCTCTTGGCGTCTATGATTCTCCACATTCTTTTTCATGTACGCTTCCTCGATTTGTTCCCATGTGAAGCCGAGCATTTCGCCAAGTGCTAAAAAGAGCGATAAGACAATTTGATAGTTACCTTTTGTTCTATAAGCGTAAAAATCACCAACTTTATCGAAAAGCACATTAAATTGCATTACTATATCTTGTTCATCAACATAGAGGGCTTTAAACTCAACTTCTTTATATTTTCCCGTCTCTAGCCCAATCGACAAGATGAAATGCAAGCAATCTACATATTCCTCAAGGAGTGGATTTGTTTCTATTTCTCCAGTTCCTTCACATTTATCACAATCTATACCAGATTCCCAAGGTATTCCTTTTGGTGTCCCAGTCCCACCACATGAAGGGCATATTGAGTGTACTAACGTTCTCGGTTTCTGATTATTCGACCAAAACTTAAATCCGCGCCAACAATTACAAAGTTCTCCTAGCTCTACTTGGAGCGCCAAAATCTTCTTCACCAACCTATCTTCTCCCTCTTGTCTTGGATGTTCTTTTTCGATATGAGTGTCAAGTTGACGCTGCATTTCAAAGAGTTTAGCTAAATCCATTTATTTGACCTCCGTCCGTTTAGTTTTAGTTAGTTAAACTTTTAGTTATAGTCAGCTGTTGGGCCATATCCTTACGCATCGCTTTTTCTAAGGCTATTCGCCTTGCTGTTTCCTGTAGCAATTTTCGTTTCAAAATGCCATTCTGCTTCACTAAATACTGGATTCCATCAATAAGTTCTTCAATCAGCATGGAGTTCCAATCATATGCTTCATCGGGGCATTGATCGAGTGTTTGGTGATATTTGCTATAGCCTTTGTTTAGCTGTACTTCGAGCCGTTCTTTTAACAGGTTGATGACTTCGTTGGCAATCTTGGAATCTTCTATCTTTATGCTCAACTTCAACTCACGTCCTTTCGTTGTTTATCTAGGTACTTATCAAAAAGCATAAGTCCGTCTATCACATCACGAGCGTCAAATTTCAGGGCAATTTCTTTTACGAACAGTTCATTCTGCATAACCTGTCCAGTTTTTAAATAATGCGATCGCATCTTTTCAAACACTTGATAACCACTCATTGAGGTTCCTCCAATCGCCTTTCAAGGTTTTGAAATCTGCTGCATTCTTTGTGGAACAAGAGTTCAATATTTCCGACCGGTCCGTTACGATGCTTGACTATATTGATTTCCACGATGTTCTTGTTTTCGGAATCGCGATTGTAATAATCGTCTCTGTAAAGCATCATGACGATATCGGCATCTTGTTCAATCGAACCTGAGTCTCGAAGATCAGACATCATTGGACGCTTGTCCTGACGTTGCTCCACTCCACGATTTAGCTGACTCAAAAGAACAACCGGAACTTCAAACTGTCTTGCCATTTGTTTGAGCTCTCTTGTGATGCTCCCTATGGCTAAGTCATTTCGTTCAAATTTCCCTAAAGGAGTTATAAGCTGCAGATAATCGATCACCACAATGTGCTGCTTGCCTGGGTTTTCCCTTTTGGTCTTCCGGACTGCCGCCCGAATGTCTGCCACCGTCTGCTTCGATTCATCGTGAATATACATGTTCCATTTGTCATACACTCCAATGGCTTTCGTTGCTTTATCGCGGTCTTTGTCACTAAACATGCGATAGGGGTTTCTCCATTTGGACCCTTCTACCCACGAAATGGCGCTTAACATCCGTTGTGTTAGCTGCTTTTCCGGCATCTCCAGCGAAAAAATATCTGCAACCCCACCTCTTGTACAGCACTGCATGGCTAGGTTTAAGGCAAAGGCCGTTTTTCCCATGGAAGGGCGGGCAGCAATGACGATCAGGTCTCCGCCATTTAAACCTCCAGTCATCAGATTTAAATCTTTAAAGCCCGTATCAATCCCTGTTAGCTCACCTTTGTCCTCGATCATCTCGTTGTATATTTCATAAAGAACTTCTTGCTTTGATTTTTCCTTGGATTGTCCTATTTCTTGAATTTCTACGAAAGTTTGATAGATTCGCTCTGCTTGTTCTTCGCTTGGATTGCTAAGAAAGGCTCTTGCCGCATCGCTCATCTTTCTTTTTTTGTATTCTTCAAGAACTAAATTTTGATAATAGGCAAAATTGGCGGTACTAGGAACAGATCCAGCTAAATCCGTTAGAAAGGAAACGCCACCGACATTTTCTAGATTGCCGTCCAATTTCATTGTCATGGTCACTATATCGATGGGCGTTCCTTCTTCAGCTAGTTCACGCATTGTCCTGAAAATGATTTGATTTCTGGTTGTCATGAAATGTTCTGGTGTTAGAACGGTTTCATAGATTAGATCATTCTCAAGCAAAATGGCTCCCAATACGGCATGTTCTGCCTCTAGCACCCTTTGAGCAAGAATATCAAGATTCCCATGGTGGTTTTGGTATGGCTCGATCATGTTTTTGGTCCCGTTCAATTCTCTCAGCTCCTTCACGTTGCCATTGTTCATACTTGTCTATAAATTCATTTTTTGGAGCGTCGTAAGCCGAGATTTCTGCAATCGTTGGAGGAAATGCTTTCTCGCTAATATGATGTTTCAATCTTGCCAACACTTTTTCATAAGGCATTTCCATGAGGTGTTCTAACCAAACTTCTACGCGCTTTTCAGTGATTTCAAAACGGGCATACGCCGCAGAAATGTGTTCTAAAATGGTCATTGCTTGTTCTGGAGTCACGCTATTAACCTCCTTTCCTCAATCCCATTTTTCGAAAGACTTCATCTAGTTGCGCGAGATTATCTTGCTTTCTATGAAAAGGTTTCACCTTAGTGTTTGTTGATAGCTGACCCATCCTGTTTTTTTCATGCTCCACTAAATCACGAATGGTTCGAATATCTAACTTCGCCCAATCCCCAAGGATTTTCCAAAGATATCGCATATTTGGTGTTTCAGCGTTTCTAACTCGTTCGATTGCTTCAACAATCAAGGAATGTGTCATCCCATCCTGATCAATAAAAGCTCCTAACATTTCAGAGTGATTTGGCTTCATCCTGAATCTAAATACCTCGGACCAAATATTCTCGATATCTTGCCAAGTGGCATCGGCGTTATCGTCTGTCTGTCTTTCTTTCTGTCTGTCTATATTAAAGGTCTGGTTTGATGTCGGGGTTGCTGTCGGGTTTATTGTCTGGGTTATTGTCTGGGTTATTGTCTGTTTTTCCGACTTCACTGGTTTTGTTGTCTGATTTAGTGTCTGTTTTTCAGACAGCAAAGAATTCATTTTGAAAATGGTTGCTTTATTACCTCTTGTTTTAAAATCAATTAATCCGGCAATTTTTAATTGATTCCTGGCATTGTAGTAAGCATCTTTTTTCATTCCAGTCTTTGCTTCGATCACCGATCTAGCTACCGTAAATGTCTGTTGCTGGCCGGATTTGTGGTATAGATGCATTAATGCATGCCATAGCAGCACAGCCGACTGAGGCAACTCATTTACTTCGAGCCAATCGTAAAAAGCAGAGACTTCATCAGCGTAGTTCACAAATACGCCTCCTTTCAGGCAACATTATTGCAGTGTCTAACTTTTAACCGTAAATCAGCTCACCAACTTCAATGGTGTTATTTAGCTTTTTGGTGGATCTGCAATAATCGCATTTTTCACATCTAATCGGTTCAGCTTTACCGCTTTTCACTTCTAAAACACGTTCCATTTTCATTTCGATGTACTCATACTCGAAATCAAATCTTGTTTCATCAAAATGGATGATGGCTTTATTTGGCGGATTTTCTTTCGTCACAGCCACGATGTATGGGGTATAGGTAAAACCTAAGACCTCTTGCAAAACGCGTCTGTATACCGCCATCTGAAGGACATAATCCCATGCTTCTACAAAAGAAACCCAATCGTTGTATTTATCTGACCAATATCTTTTGTGTAAGTCCTGTGTGGTTTTAATGTCAGCGAATGTTTTCCTATCATGATTGATAGAATCCACTTTAATTTTCCAATCAGCTCCAAATAAATTGGCTGTGTAAATCTGTTCTTTTTCTCCTTCAAGAGCAAACATGGCAAAAGGATCGTTCTTTAAGGCTTCAATCATTCTGTCTGCTGTTTCAAAATCTGCGTATTTTCCGCCTCTCGCTTTAAAAATCGCACCGTTATTTACTTCAATGAATTGCTGAAAAGCTTCGTCACTTTCAAAAGCCGCATGTACATACGAGCCAACTAATAAGGCATTTGAGGAGGGCTCTGTATAAGCCCCACTCAATTTCGCCATTGTTTTTGCTTCACACTCCATAAAACTTTTAAATTGTGAAACAGATATATATTGCTTATCAGCTTCATTCGAGTGGTAATTCTGATTGTTCAATTTCAGCTTCATTTGCGCTGTTTTCAATTGCCTTCACCTCTTTTTCTTCATTTTTGAAGGCTTCTGCCAATTCGCTAGTTGTTTTCTTATTGACGCTCTTATCAAACCAATCTTCGACCTTGCTCATACCGTCACGGAGAGAGTTAATGATTTGTTTTGCGGATACAAGATCCACTTCCGTAAATGAATCAACGCTATAGCCAAAATGCGCTTCGATCATTTCTTGAGTGACTTTGTATTTTTCCTTAAAGTACTTGAGCATTTCGGCAACACGGTCTTTTAAAGGTTTATCTGATGCGCCAGCCAGAGTTTTTTGGCATTGTTGCACGGCCTTTTCTACGATGTCCCCAGGAATAACGCCCAGGATGCACGAACGTAATCGACGTGCTCCATCGTTTGCTACCTTTTCGTAAATATCACGTGGATCATCAAGTTTTTTAATTTTTCCTTTTGCTTTGTAAGAATGTTTCACGGTGAATATTTTGGTTTGGCGAGTATTTGTTTCAAGATCCCACGCATAAGCCATTACTGTGGATTCCCCTTCACGTTGCTCTAACTCTTTGATGCCAAAATCAATGTTTCCCCAGTTTTGAGCTAAAACTTCTGCTAATCGAATGGATGGGCCAGACACCTTAGTGCCGCCTCTCGGATATTGGTAAACAGCTGATTCAGCGAGTGAAGGACGTTTGCAAGCATCGAGAATGCGTTGCTCAGCTTGGAAAACGTTACGAGGGAACTGACGAGCCATGAAAATGGCCCCTTTTACCTCCTCCATTTCACGATTGCTCATGGATTGCGCTAAAACGTTTGATTGCTGTTGATTAAATTGTTCGGCTAATTGATTCATTCTTCTCTTCCTCCTTTAAATCAAATTCTTGAGTAAGATAAATATCAATCAGATCGTCATATAAACGGCTACCGTCCAACGTTGACTGATACTTGGATAAAAAATCAAATAACGGTTTGTTAATCGGATTAGCAGGCTCATAGATTAATCCGCGGTATTTTGTATCAATGTACAATTCGATGCCTCCCCTTGATTCAGTTTTCGAAGTACGGTACACTAAAAGGGAATCTCATATTCCCGAGCCTAATTTCGCCCGTGTTGCCGCACGGGCTTTTATTCTGCTTGCTTTTTGATTAGCAAGTAGGCACATTCCCAATCATCATGAATTAGCCCATCTGGATGTTCTAAGAATTCTTCATCTTCTTTAATTGCTTCCCCACAACCTTCACATATACCAATGGTCTTGATCACTGTCGGTTTAAATGGGTAGCCAGTCCGTAGCGTGCGTGTAATATCAGGATGTTCAATGCCGTAAATCATAATTTTTCACCTCATTTCATTGTGTTTTGGATGGTTGATACCATCGACATGACCAGGAATGCGGAGGGGAGAAAATGTAGGGGGATGGTAACATTCCTGATCATGTCGACAGGCATCAGCCTGTCTTGAAAAAAATTCGTGTTTGAGGCATAATGTATTTAACGTTGATTCTGATTGGGCAGTGAGCTTTAGCTTGCTGCTTATTTTTTTG